TTGTATCTGCTATAACACCATACCATGTAGGTCCACCATCTTTCATAGATGGGAATCTACCTACACGCATAGTACAAGCATCTACAATAGTCTTAGGAATCTCTCTAGCTTCATTAATCCATACTCCTGTTAGTTCTAATGATAGTAGTTTCTTAACATCTTCTGGTCTATCTAATGCTAAGAATATAACTTCTAACTCAATATCATTAATCCTTATGTGATGTGTGAATGGTACTGAGTAAGTAAAATTACCGAATGTTTGTTCTGGAAACCAATCTAACCATGTTTTCATGGTAGTAGTTTTTAATTGGGGGTTTGTGTTTCTGATTACTGCCCATCTAGATTTTCTCTTACCATCAGGAGATGGTTGTTGTTTGGCAGCTCTTCTAAATATTTCTATACAACAAGATACTGATTTGCCTGATCCTACTGGACCTCGGACACCTCTAAAGAAGCTATCATCCTTCATAAAGGTTTTGATAACTTCTCCAGGTGCTTTGTAATTTAATCCACTCACACAGTATTGGAATCAGTACCAGCTTTAATTAACTTGTAAATAGTATCTGGTAATAACGATTCAATAAACATATCTGCTTCTTTATCTGTAATAAATTCTTTAGGATAATGAGAGAAATGTACCTTCTTAACTATCTTTCTTAACTTCATTCTGTCTTGAAAAGATATAAGATCTTGTGCGTATTGTTGTGTCATGCAGACTGTACTATTGCAATTACTATAATAACAGCTACTGCAACAACTAAAGTCTTACCTTTTTTATTAAGGTTATTCCAACGATCTAGTAATTTATTATACATAACTAGCTCCTTACTTTTTCTTTTTACTTGCCATAATTTTTTTCTTTAAAGCTGGTGGTAGACTTTTCTGTTTACCTTTTAGCTTCTTAGATCCACTGGCTTTTTTCATTCCATACATTATTTTATACTCCTATATGCTCTTGTTTTTGCTGCAATAGATTTAGGTTGTTTAACAAACTGCTTACCTTTTCTAGTGCCTTTTCTCTTAGCTCTAGTAGTAGACGCATACTCAGAATCTGTCAATGACTTGATTGCTGCTTCTGGTAAGTATCTTTCCCCAGTTTTTGCACTGGGTTTCCCTGACTTGGTTCTCCATTTCTGTTTAGACCAAGCCTTCAGACTACGTTGAGATTTAGCTAGAGCCATTATGCCTTAGCTTTTTTCTTAGAACTAGCACTTAAATCTTTAAAATGTACTACAACTTTACTGCCAGAACCATGTGTCTTACCACTATGTAATGATCCATTAGGCATCTTGTGTGTAGCTCCCTTGTATTCTGTACCATTCTTGAAGTAATGTTTTGTTTTTCCCATTATTTATAACCTCCTCCAGCTTTCTTATAAGCAACTGCTAACATTTGTGCTTTCCTCGCACTCCACTGTCCAGCATTACCACCCTTTGTTCCTGATTTTATTCTTTGAAAGATTCTCTTTCTCATTGTGGGTTTAGTATAGTTCCCAGCTTTATTAACTGTACTCACCACTTCACCCTATTCGCCCAGTATGCAGCTGACATATTACCTTTTGCTATATTCTTGGCGTGTCTTGCCTTAAAAGACTTTGCTCTCTTTGTCATAGTTCTATCTCCTGTCTTTCCTTGTTGTCCAAACCTAATAGTCTTAACTTTATCTCCAGACTTAGCTACCACTATGTGGGATTTAGTCTTATGTCCAGGAGTTCTTTTAGGTTTATTAAAACCACTTACTCCAGCTCTCTTTATTCGAGGGTCTGCCATGATCGAACCTTACTATAAATAATATTTTTTTGAAGTGCTTTTTTCAACTATGTTGTGTGTAAAGGTGGTTATCACTTATGCTTCGCCCTATTTTCAAACCCCCCATGCGTCTAGTCTAGGTCTATCTTGATCTGTACATTACCTGACAGATTATGCTGTACCTTATCAGGAGCTCTCATGCCTATCCTATCTAGTAGATCCTTGCTAGCTTCCAGTCTAACATACTCGCTCTTTCCGTTTTGGATAAGGTGTAACAATGTCGAGGATGCGTGGACTGAACCCAACCCTAACTTGTTGGATACTTCTTGCATTAGGTATGCTTGTACCTTTGGCAATCGTAGTGTCCTACTAGCTACTACTCTACCAGCTTCTCCCTTAGAATAACCAGCTTTCTGTGATGCTTCGGTTATGGTGCAACCTGTAGCTACGAGGGTATCAACCAATGCTCTTTGTTTATATGTAAGTCCGTCTTTCTTTGATAACTGTGTTCTCGGCATAACGATAGATACCAAGTGATTCGTAACCATGTCAAGTAAATAATTGTAAACAAATGTCTGACCTACTCCCAATGTATCTCTAATACGATAAATCGCATAAGAGCTACTATCACTTGTTCGACAGGCTCACAAGGTAGGTAACCCAGAATTTGTTTTTATCTCTCTCGAATATGCTCTATTCGTCTGTATCAGCTATGTACTCATATCAACTATATACACAGACGAACTACCATCAGATATACAACCTGTAAACATGCACTCCTTGTCGCAAAGTATTGCAACAACGATCTAGCATGTATTACAGAACGATATATCTGTGGTGGACGAGTAGGCATATTCAGAGATCGAAAGGAGATCATCATGGAATACAACTCATACACTATCATGTCAAAGGTAGCAGAAGCTATCAAAAAGACACTACAAGAAGAATATCAAATGGACTTTTGGTATAAGGACAAGACCTTGGATGACAAGGATATAGAAGGAGTAATAGTATCAGAAGGTGGATCAAGGGATTCATGGGGAATAACCATAGAAACAGAGGACGATCAAGGTAAGGAATATACTATGGATATAGGAATAAGAATGAAGGAGATCAAATAATGGATTATCAAGATGAGATTAACAAATACATTGACCTAGCAAAACTAGCAGAACTCAATGGAGATCTAGAAACAGCTGAAGCATACAGAGCAGAAGCACAATGGGTATCAAAGCAAATGGATGACTATGATATCTCAGAACTAAATACTGATTTGGAGGTAGTAAAATGACTGAATGGAAAGTAGAAACTAAAGATCTATTGTTTATTAATGATGCAGCAAAACAGGATATGAATGAAGTATTCGACTTACTGTATCCAATAAGAGGCACAGAGTTTATGCAAGGATGGTGCAAAGACAGTATCATGTATGAATGTCTAGGTGCAAGGACATCAATGAACAATGCTAACAGTAGAGCAGATCAAGCTAAAAGAGCATTAACACAAGCAAATGATGATCGTGTGGATACAGTAACAGAGATTGGTCAACAACAAGACTATGACAGAGTATCTACATTCAGAGGATGGTCAGACCTAGCAGACTATTGGACTAACAGATATGATGTATGGTCAGCTAAGTTTGAGATATTGTATGGATACACATGGGAGAAAGCTATGGATGAAAAGAATAAGAATAAATCTACACCATCTAAGCTAAGAAAACCAACAGCAGAAGAACAAGAGGAACTAGCTGAGAGTATCTTAAATGCAGACATCAACACATTGGTGGGTGAGGGGATATAATCCCCCCCCAAACAGGAAGGATCTGGAATCACCGAATGTTATTAACTTTAATTTTTACAGTATTTGTAATGTATCACGGAGGTAAATATGCAAAGACAAACTATAGGACTAATAGACTATTTATTCAGGATGCTCAAAAAAGTATTCATGTCAGTAATCAACGGAGTAGCTGGATTAAAATTCCAAGATAGATCAGAGTACATAGGAACATTTGTTCTCATGTATCTATCACTAGGTGGTGGATTAATATTCATGTGGATTGTAATCGGACTTAATCCAACACTAATACTATCAGTTATATCAGCACCTATATGGATATTCATAGTATGGGTATCTAACAATCTAACTAAAGCAATCATGACTGATCGCAAAAGAAAGCAGAGAAAATAATATGGAAACAATACTTATGTTACTAGGAATCATTGTACTATCATTGATGTGTATAGGATTTATAACAAGCATAACAGCAACACTATTGTTCTTTCGTGCAGTAACCAAACAGGATAGGGAGCAGTCTGAATAGACTGCGTG